AGGAACACGCAGAAGAAGAAGCGGCTCGTGCGCGCATTTCGAAAGGCTCACCGTACACACGCAAGGCGACCTCATGGGGCCTGGGCTACAAAGTGGCGATTGGCATTGGACTCGCCGGTCTCACCTACGTGGCATGGCGCCACGCCAGCACGCTCACCGCTTTTGCAGGGGCGGCCTCGTGCGCACTTGTGCTGCAGGTGCAGGGGCGTCGTGCCAGCGTGGGGTTGCGAGAGTGCTTCACTGCAGCGATGGGCAACACTCGCGCTTTGGGCGTCCTGGCCAGTGTGGCAGAAGAAGCTTTCAAGTGGTGGAATCCGATTGCCGGAACGATGGCGGCGGCCGGCGAGGCACTTGCGTACGTTGCGAATGGCACGCCGTGGCGACACCGACTACCGGCATTCACTTTCCATGTCACCACCTGCCTGGTCTATGCGCTTGAACCCCGATTGCTGCCTTTTGGCATCGTGAGTCACATCTTGTTCAACCACTGGGCAGATGGAGAGGATTGGGGCTTTGACGATTGGGCAGAACACTGGTCACGCGGAAGTCTGCCACCATTCGAAGGAGTCCGACAGATCCCAAGCGAGGTGCGTCTCAGAGGATTCGAAGCCCAGACCATTTGCCCGCCTGAGTTCGAGGACTGGCGTGTGCACGAGCTGAGCATCACGGAGGGAACGCGTCGCGTCTCCATTCAAGAGGCGGATGAATTCTTCCGAGAAGATGCATGCGAGTGTGCACACACGGGGCGCTGCGATGACTGCAGAAAGGCGCCCTACTTGGGTTTCAGCTGGCCTCTGGCCATGATGGGGCTGCTGTATCAGCCCATGCCGGGATTCCACGCGGACATTGCCGCCACGGTCAGCCGCGCTTTTCGCGACCCGACAGAAGGGCACATGCGCACGCCAATGTCCGAGGAGCTTTTCTACGCCGCGGCACGCGCGAGTCTGCGACCAGCCGGGGCGCTCATGCTGGCGTGGTTTATGCGTTCACCGCAGCCTTGCGAGACGCCCAGCGTGGACGAGTGCGCACGTGCCATGGGCGGCCTGCGCGGTGCGAACCTGCGCTCCGTGGCTGAAGCCATGGACACGGGCAACATGCGCTACGTGGTGAAGATGATGGCCAAATTCAACGAAACCATAAAGGGGCAGTCCAAGACCACCGTGAACGGAGCAGGGCGCGACACTGTGGTGCTGAAACCGCGCATCATACGCAACGTCGCCACCGAATATCAGGTGGACACACTCCCGGAGGGGCGCGTGTTCAAGTCACAAATGCAAGGGCTGTTCGACGGTTCGTGCGTCTTCCAAGTGGGCCATTATAGTGTGCGATTCGTCATAGCCAAGACAATCTTGCTTGACCAGTACGCGGAACTGTTGAGCACCAGTCGCGAAGCGGTCGTGGTCGTGTCGTGCGACGATTGCGTCTACGCCGGGGGCGCCTTCAGTGGCAGCAGAGTCTTTCCAGCCAACTTCGGGGAAAACGATTTCGAGGCTTGGGACCAGAGCCAATTGCTGCCTCTGTGGGAGTGGTTCCTTGAAGCCTGCAACGTTCTGCGGTTGTCGGAGGAGTTTGCGCAGAAGATTTTTGCCACCGCCTGTGCCAAGTTCATCACGCGCCGCGGCATTGCAACGATGACGGGTGTGGCGCATTGCCAAATGGCCACAGGGTGTGCCGTCACCAGCGATCTCGGCTCCGTCTTCGACATCCTCATGTGGGTGCACGCGATGATACACGATGTGGCCTTCCCTGAGAGCTGCCAATCACTCGGCGTGCGCACGAAATTGCAGAACGCCGATGACCTGGAAGGTGTCACCTTTTTGAAAGGATGGTTCTGCCGGGATGAGCAGGAACGTCTGGTGTGGTGCAACCTGCCAAGCTGCGTCCTCAAGATGGGGAAGATTTTCCGCAACCCGATGTCCTTGTCCGGTCACCGCGACCCTCATGTCGCCGCATTGCTCTGTCAGGGAGCGATCTGCTCGTCCTTCCCGCATGTGGAGGGGAGCTACCCGATTGTCGGGGCTTTCCTCAAGCAAATCCAGTCTCTATTGCGGGCCGACGGACTTGAGGAAGAAGCCTCGCACATTGCGCTCAACCGTTACGTCGTGGAAAACGCCGTTTACAAAAAGCGCAGTCTTGTTGCCAACCGGGGTGCAGTTTTGCACCTCATGGAGCGCCGCTACGGTATCACAGAACCGGAGGTGCTCGAGCTGGAATCACATATCCGCTCAATTTCTCGTCTTCCTTGCGTCGTCAGCCACCCTGTTCTGCAGAAGCTGATAGACGCGGATTATCAGTGAAGGGCCAAAGAGGCCCCGGGGCTGAGCAAACCCCTATACTCATGCTCCCTGCGTTCTTATGGCTTTGAACGCAGGCCCGCACCACAAACGATTGAGTGAATCATCGTTTGGAAAGATTGAAGACATTGAATGTCGAATGCGAACAACAACAACGCAAACGCCGGCAACCCCGGCCCCGCCGTCAGCACCAAGAAACCGAAGCCTCGACGCCG